CAGCAAAAGAACATAGATAAAAAAGTTAACCTTATCACAAGAGGTCGCAGATACTTACATAGTACACTGAAGTTTCATTTTAAGTCTCTTCTCAATTCATCTTTTTTACTCACGATTTCGTTTTCGTCGTCAATTTATCTTTCGTCATAGCCTTTTTTTGATTGCTTACTAAACACTCAATTCAACAACATATTATGGGACAATGTCTGTCTGGAACTCACCATGCTATAGAGCAGAACCACTCTCCAGATCCTTACAATGTTACGGCCAACGAGCAAAATATCTCTTACCAGGAGATTTCTCAGAAGAAACTGACTTCACAGTTGATGACTCGGCCGCAACATGTAGACGAACTGAAGATCGAGCCAAGGACGGAACCCTTAATAATGTTGAACCCCGTAAGTTTAGAGAAATTTGTAATGCCGATCCAGCAGTCTGGGCTGGTTTCATTGCCAATAATGTCACAAAATCAAGGTCGAGCAAAGCAGAAGATACCATCTACACGTACTTTAAAGAAGATCTCAAACCAACTTGCTACGGTCTCAAAGCAGTCTACACAGCGTTCGACACAATCCTTAGTTGCGCAGACACATTCAAAGAAGAATTTGACTTCCAAGAATATAGGCAGTATCAAGAAGAAGTCTGGAAAATCTCCGCAGCACCATCTAGAGTCAACAACAAAGCCTGGCAAAGTATCGGTGGTTTCTTTTCTAGGGCAAAAGATTTAGAGTGGTACTATGCAAAGAATGTAGTTGAAGTTGTTAGACATGTTTGGGTTATGGATAGAGCTGAATCGGTAAAAAATAACTTGAATAAATGTACACGTTTAATCAGAGACATAAAGAAAATAACTATTAAAATTAGTAAAAGTAATGATAAAGAAGAAATAGAAATTATGAAGAACCAAGTAAAGAAATTGAGGAGAAAAATAACAGTCGATTTAGTTTCGTTAAAGACAACAAAGCAAGATAAAGTTAGCCGTGTTTCGTTTATAAAGTTTAAGACAGGATATTTTATGATTGATAGGATGACAGGTAAGACTGCAGTATTGTTTGGCAAAGATCATGAAAGATTGATTCAAATGTTAACGTCTCATAGTAAATGCGATACGTATTTTAAATGTTATGATTGGCAAAGCGAATATACTAGTATGTTAATGACGAGCAAATATTATCAATATCTTAATGGTATGAGAAAAGCAATGAGAGATAGTTCATGGGATGATTGTAACAAGATATGTAGAGCTTATGACGTTGTTTTATTCACATATTATGCCGAGCTTGCTTCTGATCTATCGACTATGTCATTAGATGCACAGAAAGCAAAATTCGATTTAGAGAATTTAAGTAAGTTTGTTAATAGGGAAGAAGTGATACAATTGGCAGAAGCTAGCGAAGTAGGGGTCAAAGAAGTGGTAGAAATTCTAAAGTGTTATAAAATCTTGCCATGTCCAGATTTTTGTCATTACTCAGGTCTCCCAGAAATGGCCAGAAAGAATAACAAACATCGAAGCATGGCAATTGATAAAGTAATAACATTTAACGATGGGAAAACGATAGAACTGAAACATGATGAATTCTTATTGTATCAAAAACTTCAAGCCATAATAACATACAAAGCTAGACATGATAGGTTGCCAGGACGTTTAATTGCAGGCCCTAATGTACCGGTTAAATTACTCCAATATCCACAAATACAACTAAGCGATTTGACAGTTGATGATATGCGTTTTATAGATATCAATGGTACATTTGCATATGTTAACTTTGATGGTATTGAGCATGAATTGGTAAAAGACAAAACAACAGCTGCCACGAATCAATCAAAGAAAGAATTAATGACTGAGAGGATACAGATTTTAAAATATCTATTTGACGCTGACTTTATTAATCAAGAGAAAGTGGAAGAATTGTTCTATTCAGATAAAGTGACTTGGGACAAATTTATGAAAGTTGCTTGGAAACCTGAAACAAAGAAACCTGGATCTAGATTATTTTGTATGGCAAATGATCCTGACAGAAGGGCATTAAGTTCTTTGGAGCATAATATAGCAGATTACATTGTAAATAAACCTGGTGTCAGTGTTGGAATGTCAGATCAAGATTTGTTTCAAAAAATGCACAATATGTATGAACGGTTTGAAATTGGTTGTACAAAATTGATGGTATCTTTCGATTTAGAAGCTTGGTCTCCAATGATGGCTCCAGATTGGAAACTACTAATGTTAGAAAAGTGGGGGATGTTATTTGGGAAAGATAAGTTGCCTCGAGCTATGCAAATCTTTTCTGAAAGGACACTTTATGCAGACAAGTTAGGGCATTTTGATACTTGGGAAAACATCGGAGTTGATATTGAAGGGTTCAATGGAAAATTGAATACTGATGGACACGTTGATGTAATGGGTTATTTGATTTACAAGATGAGAGGAGGCAAATTATTTGAGTGTTCCGCTAATTTTATGGCATTGATCGATGACGGTTTAATGGAATGCCAAATACCAGATGACAATTATGAATTTAATGTGGACAAAGTTATTAAAGTAATTGATGAAGGTTATAAAGCATTTGGTCATAGCATTTCGTGGGATAAGACATATTTGTCTAGATATTTCTCAATGTATTTGAATGAGATTACTTTAGATGGTCAAAGAATAACTCCTGGAGTCAAATCATTTCTAAAAATTGGAGTACCACAAGATGTGCCTATAGAGAACCTCATGGATGAATTAATGTCACATGCATCAACTGTTAGAGGCGCGATAAAAGCAGGAACTGATCATAATGTCGCATATGATGCATATATTCTAGAGTATTACCTATCTTTGAAGAGATGGTCTGGATATGCTAAATTGGATGTTAGAGACCAAGCACTAAGAACTTTTTTACCATTTGCACATGGAGGTTATGCATTGAATTCGTTATTTTCATTGGCAACAAATGAAAGCTTTGATTCACTTGAGGCATCAATTGCAAATTGTAAAATGATCACATTAGTATTTCCTAATTTGTCAAATTATTATGAAAAAATATTGAATACAGAACCAGAAGATATGGACGCTGGTATAATACTAAGGAATCCGACTAGTATGCATTTTAGTATAAAGAAACTAACTAACCAAAAGTTTGCTAGCAATGTTAGAGCTCATGTTTTGTTAAAAGCTGTTCACCCGTATATACGTGAAATTTCGCGTCAGCTTGGGACAATAGGTGAGTTTGGCTTTGATAGTATAATAATGGCTAATTTGTTAATACACAATACAGTCAGAGAATTATTATGGAAAATTGATCCTAGATCTGTTGTTGAAACTTTAGTGTCTAAATTATCTGAAAGTGGTACTGCTGCTATGATAATAGGATTTAAGAAAGTTATGGCAATAAAGTTATTATATAGGAATGAAGCGAGAAAAGTCATAACTAATCATGTCACAATAGGTTAATTAAACAAAGTCAATGAAGATTATTGATAGTTTAACATGCCTATTAAGTTAAATAAATTTAAGTGAATATACGGGATGAAAATTTGCAATAGCAGATGTTTCATCTTCCCTGCAGCGGGTTAATTTTGCTTAAATAAAACAATAAGTTAGCGTATGTGGTTTTTTAGAAAATTTAATGATCTTTTGAGTACTATGTTAAGAGGGTTTGGTTCGACCAGCGACACAGTTTTTGTTTTTGT